AAATAAACAAGTCACTAACAACAACGCAATATTTGTGGGATCTACAAGTGAATTGAGTAAGATGATTAAAGACATGAATAAAGGAGAATAGTATGGCATTACCTATTAATAGTACGCCGGTTTATAATTTAATACTACCATCATCTGGTAAAGAAATTAAGTTTAGACCGTTCTTGATTAAAGAAGAAAAAGCACTCTTGTTGGCTAACCAATCTGAAGATGCTAAAGTAATGGTTGATTCACTTAAACAAGTCATTAAGTCTTGTATTAAGGATGATATTGATGTAGAAGATCTTGCTACATTTGATCTTGAATATTTGTTTACTCAGATCAGAGCAAAGTCAGTCGGCGAGATAGTTGAACTGTACCTTAAGTGTGATACGTGTGAGGATGAAAAGGCTGTAGCAAAGATTGAGATAGACTTAACTCAGATACAAGTAGAAAAGAATCCTGATCATGTAAACAAGATAATTTTATTTGATGATGTTGGTGTAGCTCTTAAGTATCCAACTATCGATGTTATTAAGAGATTTGAAAACATTGATAATGCTAATATGGATGAAGTATTTTCAATAGTGATAGATTGTATTGATTACATCTATACTACTACTGAAGTATTTCATGCTAAGGATCAAACTAAAGATGAGCTTAATACATTTTTAAATAACTTATCATCAGAACAGTTTAAAAAGCTTCAAGACTTCTTTGAAACAATGCCTAGATTAAAACATGCTATTGACTATAAGTGTCCAGTATGTAATAAAGAACATCATAAGGTATTGGAGGGTCTACAAAGTTTTTTTTAATTAATCTCTCTCATGAGTCTTTGCATAATTATTATAAGATGAATTTTGCTCTAATGCAATACCATCATTATGCATTAGAAGACATAGAAAACATGATACCATTTGAGAGAGAAATTTACGTCGCTATGTTGATTAAGTATTTAGAAGAAGAAAAACAAAGGATAGAAAGTAAACAATAATGGCTAAGAAAGAAGATAAGTCACTATCACTAGAGTACATACTAGCTAAGCAAGCTGAGAATAAAAGTAATCTCAGCTCTGCTATAGTTAAACAACTTAGTGCTGAAAACATTAATGCCAAAACGATTTCAGTAAAAGGTGGTGATAAGGCTGAGAGCCCTATCACGATGGTAGCTGAGTTAAAGAGACTTAATAAGTCATTTACTGCTATGCTTGGTGGCATATCAAAGGTAGCTACTGGTATTAGCAGTAGTAATATTCTTCTTAAAGCATTAGTAGCTAACTCGTCTAAAAAGGTATTACCTTCTTCTAAAAATGACTTAACACAACAAGATCTTGAGGCGCAAGACTATCAAGAAAGGTCACTGTCTTTATTGGAGCAATTAGTTGCTAATACAAAACCAATCAAAGGTAAAGACGAAAAAGGTAAATTTCCATGGTTAACAGCATTAGCACTAGCAGCACTGGCGGCAGCAGCTGCATTGAAAGAATTAGCAAGACTTGCAATTAATATCGCTAAGGTATTTTCTCCAACATTTCTAAAAGAAAATATTACTCGGTCATTTAACAGGTGGTGGAAAGGGCTATTAAAAGATTTAAAATTAGCCAAGAGCCAAATAGGTGAGTTTTTTAAACCAATATCTAACGTATTTAATAACATTGCTAAAAGCAAATGGATTAAAGACTTAGCAAAAGATTTTAAATTAGCCGGGAAACAAGTAACAGATTTCTTTAGTGGTTTTAAAAAATTGTTTAGCAATGCAAATAGATTAATTAAATTGTTTACAACAGGTAGTGCGTTTGGCTCGTTGTTTAATTTTAGTGGTATAGTCGAATCTATAAGCAAATTTTTTGGCCGATTTGCAAAAACTTTCCGCGCGTTTAGTAAGATATTTAGACCTTTAGCTTTAATAGTTGCAGTATTTGATACTATAACTGGTGCAATTGAAGGATTTAAAGCTGAAGGTATTAAAGGAGCTATAGCTGGAGGTCTTAAAGGATTCTACGGTACATTTGTTGGCGGATTCTTTGACTTAATAAAAGATATTACTTCATGGATAGCAAAACAATTTGGCGCTGATAAACTTTCAGAATTTTTAGATTCATTTTCATTTGAACAATTAATAAAAGGCTTTATTGATGCTATATTCCATCCTATAGATACTATTAAACGTATGTTTGAAAAATTAGCTGGATGGTTTAAAGACTTTCAGATACCTGCTATTGGATTTGATTTATTCGGTAAACACTTTGGTGCAGGTCCATGGCGCCCATTCGCATCAGATGAAAACCAACCTCCTGAAAATTTAACTGGTATTGCTCCAGTTATTGAGGTTAGACCTGAGAACAAGATAGTCTCACCACCCATAACAAAAGCTGATGCTGTATACAGCCAATCAGGACAGAACGTAGAAGCCGCAATGTATCCATTTGCAACACCTGCTACTAATATAGTTAATGCTCCTACTAATATTAGTAAGCAAACACAAAATAATGTATTAAAAGTCAATGTTAGAGACCAAGATACATCTCTCAAGTATTACTATAGATCTAGGTTTACTATGTAAAAAAGGGGAGCGTAAGCTCCCTTTTCTTTTACATCTAATTAAGCTTCGTCAGCTATCTTTTGAAAGAATGACATAACATCGTCATCATCTTCATTTATCTCTGGAGCTTTTGCCGCAGGTGCTGCAGCATAAGTTGGAGATGGAGCCGATGAAAATGCCGGTGGAGCTGCAACTGGAAGTGGCTCATTAGTGAGCTGTTCAGCTGTAGGAACCTGACCGTCACCGCTTAACACTGAATCCAACTTAGTCTTAAGTTCTTCATAAGACTTAAAGTTCTTAGCTTCAAGGAATTCCCCAAGTTTAACTTGTCTATTAGCAACAGTTAAGATAGCTTCATCACTTGGCGCTACTGGAGTTGGTTCAGCGAATGCTGATTGGTCATAGTTAGGATAACCTTCAACCGTACGCATACGGATCTTGAAGTTTGCACCTTCCCATAGATCAAACACATTAACTGGTTTCTCATCTTCAAATGTAGGACGAGCCTTGTTCATGATCATATCAAAGATCTTTTTACCATACTTGAATAGCATTACTTTGCCTTCATTTTCTGGGTGTTTAGGATCTGATACAACTAAGATGTTTGAGATGAAATGCAATCTACGTTTTTGTAGACGTGCGATCTCTTTGTTAGCATCTGAACCAGAGTTCCATAGTTTTGTATTGAGTTCACCAACCGGGTCGTTCTGACCTAGTGTAGTAAGTGAGTTCTCAATGTACCATTTACCTGTTGGTCCTTTGAAGCCATGAGAGAAGATCTTAACCCATGGAAGTTCATCACCTTCTACACGTGGTAGGAAGCGAATGACTGCTGTTGCATTACCAGCTTTATCTCGTTCCATCTTCCAGAAACGGTCGTCTTCATATGAATTTGATTGTTGTGGGTTTGCGGCTTTTTCAAATGCTGATGCAATTGCACCAAAGTCTTGATTGCGCGAAGCGCGGAGTGTATTAATGTCCATCGTATTTTCCTTATATTTTTAGTATTAAATGTGTATAGAGTATAACTGCTACTCATTTTTATTTATACATCCCACATTAAAAGATTGTAATAAATTCATTAAAAATTGGTTTAATTCTTTCTGCTTCATACTTAACAAAACCCTTAAGCTTTTCTATCCTTCTTATATCTGACTCTAGTATAAGCATGGCTGATGGGTTCTGCTTCCACTTAGGTATAAAGTCTAATAAGTCATTAAGTATAGATATGGACTCAATAGCTATCTTTTTTCCTAAGTATAGTTTAATTATACTCGGATATTCATTTAAAGTAAAATTAATTATTTGGTCGAGGGACAGTGCGTTCTTCTGAGACTCTAGTTCAATAGTATTGAGGTCATCTTTAAATATTCGGGTTATACTTTGCTTCCTCTTCTGCCATTCCAAGTAATACTCATTGGCTTCTTCTATGGCAAATATCATGTTGTCATGACCATAAGCAAAGTTGGCTGCCATAAACTGTATCAGTTCTTTATCAGTATCAAACTTTCTGGCTAGCTTCTCAAATATATGCCTATCATTTCGAGAATTAAAGTTTTCATATGAGTATTTGATGTTGCCTTTGTTCTCAAATACGTTGTACTTATCATTGTTGAAATGGAGCTTTAAGGCTAGATAGTATCTAAATGCCTTAAATCCTGTCATATATCCAATGTACCCTTCTTAGGTAAGTAATTAGCTTCAATCATGTTCAATTCAATCTTTTGTTTGAGGTTCTTATTGATTAGTTTACTAATATCTTCGGGATCAATGAAGTTCTTTTCACAGTATAGTAAGACTGCATCCATGTGGGAAATTCGTTTGTCTACTACTAACTCTTCAATAAACAATGCAAACTCATTTGTAGTCTTGAATATACGACCTTCCATTATAACATGCCTAAATAATGATTAGTCATCTTAACGTTATGCTTGATGTTCTCATAGGACTTATAATAATCATTATAAGCTTTCCATACAGGATTAAGCTTATTGGTGGTAGCATTCATCTGCTCAGAGAATAGTTCAAGGTATTCATCAAAGAATACATCAAGTTCTTTTAGGTTCTTTTCTAACTCGCCTCTAACTCTTATTAGTTCTGATTTGTTACCTGTTGTATAACTATGATTTATATGTTGAGCCACGTTCATTTCACTTTCCTTGATTTAAAAATACATTATACCATAATAAAGAATTAATGTACACAACTAATCGATAGCACCGTCTTCTACTTTAACTTTAATCTTTGTCTTTTTAGTAGGCTTTGGCTCAGCTATCTCATTCGCCTTCTCAGCAGCCTTCTTATCTTGCAATTGTACAGCTTCAAACCTCTTCTTCAGGCGTGGCTTGATCTCTTCTGCATTAAACCATAGTTCAAGACCATTCAATACCTTGTCCATCTCAGCCTTTGTTAAGAACCCTTCGTATGCATCAAGCATAAGCTTCTCACACTGCTTAATGGTAAAATCTGTGTGTGCCTTGACTGTTGGTGTGTTACCTGATGAGCCAAATGAGGCAGTATGGATCATCATGTAGGCTGTGTCATATACATGGACAGCATGGCAATACATGGAGATGAGGGATGCAGCAGAGTGTGTAGCACCCATTAGGAATGCTGTAACCTCCGCCCGCGATGATAGGATGCCTGAGATGATGGCCCCTGCAGTATCGAGGTGGCCACCATTTGAGTTGATAAACAAGTGGATCTTATCGTTCTCACCTGCATTTATCAATAGAGATATGAGTTCTCTATACTTGTTTGGTTCATCAATAGTAGAATCAAGGAATACTTCATGTGTCCTATATACTGATTCAATCGTATTAATATGAACATTATTAAGCAGTCCACCGAATAAACTAGGGACGTTTTCATCTGCAAGTTTTGCCATTATCAACTCTTTCTTTTATAAAATATATGATTCCCGATTACTGTTGTTACGCGTACATTTTTCCATCCAGGCTTTACTTCTTTTGTATGGAAGAATAATGCACCCTTTGTTACGTCTTCTATCTTTTCATAGTTGATGTAAGTATGTAATGCCACTTCACGTGACTTTTCAAATACTTCTCTCTCATGCTTACTATATCTATATGTCGTGGCTTTAGTTCTTTTATAGTCATCACACCACCAAGAAAATTGACATGTCTCTTCAACCTTCTGAGTCATAGTAGCACATATAGACTTAGGATAGAATCCTGAATTAACACGATTAAGTGTAACCATTGCTACAGCTACCTGACCTTTGGTTGGTTCATAACCTGCCTCATAGTACACGTTTTGGGCTAGGCATTCTACTTGTTTCTTTTCTGACTTAGTCAGAACTTTTATCTTATCGTACAGTGTTTGTGTTTGTGCTATGTTAAAATAACACAGGTAACACGTAGCCAATATTGCGGCGAAAGTCTTTCTCATGGGGATATTCTCCTTACGATTAGTACTTAGCTTTTTATGCGCTTAGTAGTATTATACTTTAGTTGTTAATTAAAGTAAATTTAATTTTTTAAATTGTTGACGAAG